GCCGGTCATGGGGTCAACGTTAAAGTCAACGCCGAGGAGTAGGGGGAGGACTGGTAAGTCTTTTACATCTTTGGAGATGTTGTCATCAGCAAAACTTATGGCAACTAGGCCGCTGAGGTTCTCGAACGACGCTTCGAATTCCTGGCGGAACGTGCGCGAATCAAGTTGAGCGCGGGCTGCGGCGACTTCTTCGGGCGGGACGTTGCCGCCTTCGATGGTTGTGTAGCACCATCGCTGCCAATCGTTGGTTTTGTCTTCTGGGACATAACACCACATGTCGTAAAACCAGCTTGCCGTTCCATCCGGTGTGCTGATGAACAGTGCCCAGCCTTGTTTGTCGGCTAAAGCGGGGCGGATGACCTCGAACCAGACCTCGGAGTCCATAAAGGCCGCCTCGTCGAGTACTACACCAGAGAGGCTGCGGCCACGGAGGGCCATGGCGTTTTCCGTGCCTTTGAGTTCGATGGTCGATTCGTTGATGAGTTCGAGCTTGAGGTCGGTTTCGTTTTTGCTGCGGATGTATTGCGGTGGGACGATCTTTTTGAGTACCTTCCAAGCGATGTCTTTCGCCATGCGGTACGTGGGGGCGCAGTAAAAGAAGGTTTCGCCGGGACGTGCCAGGGCCTTGGTGAAGAGTTCGATGCAGGCCAGGTAGCTTTTGCCGAAGCGGCGGCCTGCAACGAGGACGCGGAAGCGTTTTTTGCTATAAAAAACTTCGGATTGGGCCTTTTTGAGGCTGATGTCAATCGTTGTGCTCATTTTCTACGTCGATAATTTCGGCTTGGGGTAGTTGGGCGGCGTCCGAACCAGTGATTTCGTTGGGTGGTTCGACGGTGACGCGGATTTCGGGGAGGGAGCTGGTTTGTTCGGGCATGTCGCAGCCGACTTGACGTGCCAGGGAGTCGAGGACGTTGGCGGCGGTTTGCATTTGGCCGCGTTTCATGGCGGCATTGAAGAGGCGTTGGCGTTGCATGAAGATGCGACCGGCCATTTTGGTGCGTTCGCGCTCGAAATCTTCGGCAACGAGTTCGTAGACGCCTTTCCAGTCGCGCCAGGCAGTGGCGATGCCGATTTGTTCTTTGGCGGCGTGTTCTAGTACGAGTTGGCGGACGGGTAAACCTTCGAGTTGGCGCTTGTAGAGGCGTTGGATGCGGGCTTGTTGTGCTTCTTTTGTGCTTTTTGGGCCAAATGGTCGTTGCCTTTTTATTTCATCCTGCTTTTCTGCTTCGTCATCAAAGCCGCTGTCGTATTTATTAGCGGTGTCTTCCGCCATAATTTGTTGCATTCCGTTTTTACTTTATCAGCTTGAGTGAAAACTAGCGCACTTGTATTATTTTTGCCTAGCGGTTTACGTTCCAGGCAAACTTGACCCCTGCCCCCCTACTACAGTAAGATATAGGGGTAGTACACTAGTGATTTTTGATGTTGTTTCAGTAGGTTCCCCCCACCTTGCTGCTATTGAGAATCAATCGCAACTGCACCCCACCTGACCCATAAGCCAGGCTGATCAGTCGCGCATGACTGGTCAGTTTAGCCAATGATTAAATTGGCACAATAAACAGGGTCTGGAGGTTCACAGCAGCGGCCTGCTGTATTACAATTAGGGCAACGAAGCAAAGCACACTAGCCGACCTTCGCCACAAGTGATCTTGCAGCCTTCGGGCTGGGCTACCTGGAAAACTGAATAGCTGAAGCACAGAACTTCGTGGCACGCTCCACTCCCTTTGTTGTCTGGGAGTGGCTTACAGCGCATGTCGCACTCTGTGTGATGGAGCGTACCTATTCCATTGATTCCTACTCAATCATGAAGACGACTGTTCAAACGACCCACGCGATTGACAATGCCAATCTGAGCCTCAACAGCTCAAGTGCCACTGTTACTGATAGTGTGTCGCACGATTCCGTTACGATTCAGGGTCTTAGGCGTGTTCAAGTCGCCCGTGAGCTGCGTTACTGGTTGCTTTACCAACAGCACTCTCACGAAGACGCGGACCGCACCAAGATGCTTCAGGAGCTTAAAAGGCTTCAGGAGACTCTCACCGAAACGATCGCCACATTCTCTCCGGAGACTGAGGAGGTCACTAAGTGAGACATATCGTTACCCGTTACTACGGCGTCGATACAGGCTGGCTCCCATATAGGGAGGCCAGCCGGCCTCGGCTCAAAGCAGATGCAGAACGGCTAGCCGCTTTTATGCGGCGAATCGATCCGCACCATTGCTACCGGGCCACGGCTCTAGAACCTGAACTCCCTAGTTTTCTGTGACCATGTATCAAGTGTTCCAACTGTCAGAAGACGGTTTCGAGATGTCTCTTGGCTACTTCCCGACTTATGAAGACGCAGACAATGCGTTAGAAGAGTTCTGGAATTGGCGACCGCACGCGGTCATAGACATCCGAGAGTTGCCATCCGGTAACTAATCAAACGACCCAGGACTTCACATCCTGGGTAACACTTTCTATCTAAAATCATGGTTGCTGAAACTTACAACGGCTGGTCAAATTACGAGACCTGGAATGTTGCGCTCTGGATTCAGAATGACTTCAGTCTGTACTCTATAGGCTGTGCCTGTAGCGATTACTCTGAATTCCTCAGTTACATCACTGAGGGTGTCATCCTGCCGCAAACACCTGATGGAGTTTATTTCAACAACGTGTTTGTGAATTATCCCGAACTGGATGAAATGATTCAGGAGCTGGCATGACTCAGGAACTCAAACGACGCATCGATGAGCTGAATGGCTGTAACGGTCATTGGCTCTTGATTGTGGATGGTGAGCCACAGCGTGATTGCTCCCATCAGTGGCATCAGTCTGCTGATGAGCACTTCCAACGCTGTCTCGATAACGGCTGGCGTGACTACTCACTGGCATTCGTTCCATCGTGGTTCGGATACAGCGACTATGGCAACACCGGCCTGGTGGGTCTGTCCAACTTCAGAACCTTTCTGGATTCCGATGACCCACACGATGCCATCCACGAGATCGGTTACGGCTGGAATGGTTGCGGCATTGCCGTGGACATTCGGTTCATAACTGACGAGATGATCGAATCGATCCAGGCAGTTGAGTCCTACCCTCTGCTATCTGACGACGACCATTCCCAACTCGAATGGGAGGCAGTCTCAAACTACTGGGAAGCCGAAAGCATCAGTGATCGGGTGAACATGCTCCAGGGCAATGGTCTTTCGATCTTTGCCGCAAGGCATGACAACACACCCTGGCGTGATGGTTTCGACGCCATCCGCGAGTCGATCACTGATTATCTCAACGAATACCCAACCGCCGCAGTGTGAGCCCCTACGGGGGCTCCTTTTATTCCCCGTAGTAGAACTGCTCACAGAACCAGAGCAGCGCATTAGTGTCGATGTCGTAGCTTATTTCAGTCCACGGCTTGAACCACTCCTGATGTTGCATGACTGGCCTACAGCCTGACTGCCAGGCAACCGATCCACGATCCAGCTCTCCAATGATGCGACAGGCAGGGCCGCCGGTAGAAAGCAGGATCTCGAATTCTTCAGGCTGCTGCTCAGGAGTGCCGGGAACGTACCAGCCAGAACGAACCAGCACGCTGAGCGGCATTTCGTTGGCATAGTCAGTTACGGCCTCCTGCAAGGTCTCAGGCGTGCCAGTCTCAGCGTCCCAATCAAGGTCGCTCAGGACATCGGCAGCCGCACCAGTCAAAGCCTGCGGAAGCTCACCAGTGCGGAAGTCCCAGCAGGACAATTCGTAAAGGGCCTCGATGGTCTGAGCATGGCCGGTAGCGTTGCGCTCGGCGTGGTTGGTGTCTGTTGCTGTTGTCATGGCCTAGTGTGGCGAGCCATCACAGCATTGCCGACGAACCAGTCGACCGTCAAGCATTGATAAACACAGCCAATCAATCACGCCCCACCGATAAGCACTTAGCAGTTTTCCACAAATTAACCAGCTGTTTTTACGTTTTCGTCTATTGTGCTCCAGTACTCACACCCCAACACTATGGGATCAATTTTTGCAGCTGAGGTCCACGAGACCCGCAAACGTTCCAAGGCAGACGAGCGCGAGCTTGAACGTGCCGAAAAGAAGAATTACAAGGACTTGCGCTGGGCAATTGAGCGATACCCAGTGAATGCCGATGAATGGCAAACACTGCTAACGCTCCATGCCAAATACGGCAAAGAAGGCGGCAGGCAGTTGGCGCACCAGCTAATCCCCATGTGGAGCCTGTGCCAAGAGAGGATCCCCGGCGGCTGTCCTATGCCGGATGAAATGTGGGAACAGTGGAAGCCCGCAAGCACTGAACGCACCAGTACCCGCAAGGTCCGCAGTGATGCAGGCAAGCGGCGAGACTCCTGAGACTCAACACTAAACACACGAACCACCATGGACAAAGAACTTTACAGAGCCCAAGAAAATCTCAGGATGATGGGAACCTGTCCTACTTGGTATGACCACCTCAACAAAGTTGAGGCAGCAATGGCAGAAGAAGAGCGCATATATAAGATTCGTACCAAGGCAGGTTGGGAGGGCGACCCAGACGGTTGGTGCGCCCCACACCCTGAGAAGCCTGGTGAGCTTATTACCGAGTGGGAATGGATGAACTATGGGCTGCCTTACCCGGAAGACAAAAATTAAGCGGCTAAGTTCTCGAAATACCGTTCCACCCGCTCAGTAAACACTTGCTCGCAGCCCCTCAATTCAAGGTCCGTTAGGTATCTGACTTGAGGGGCACCTGTTCGGCGTGCCACAACAATCGCACCACCCACGGGGCGAATCCCTGTCATATGCCGCAACCCTAAAGAATAGGCTCCGAGTTGACACTGGTAGTTGAAAAGCATCTCTTCGCTTCTTTCGCGTTGCGAAGTTTTCCAATCCACGATTACCGGACCAATCTTATCTCCGTCTGGTCCCTGAATATCCAGCAAGGCGTCACACGTACCAGCAAAACCTAAAGGGTGATGAATGGAAAATTCGACGGCATGAATGGCGGTTGTGTTTTTTGCGATCCACCCGCGAAGTCCTCGGGCGTACCCAGCAGCTGACCAGGGGACTCTAGGAGCGCCTTGAATGGCTCTTTCGATGCCCCAGGCGGTAATCGATCCAGGGCAACGTTCCAGGCCATCCTTGCCTGTTTTCCAGACGTTACGCTTGTTGGCTGCTTTGCGGGCTAGTTGTGCGCCGGTTTTGAGGATGTACTCGGCGTGGTTGTGGGCAAGGGTGCCTCGTGTTGCAGCGGTTTCCCGATCTTGTTCGCTACCTGGACGAGCCAGCCAACGTTCCAGTGCTTGCTTTTGGTGATCCGGTGCCGTAGCGCCCAATATGTGGGTGACGCTATGAAACACGCCGCCAGTGTTGTCCCGATAAACGCGCCAGTTGAAATCGGTTCCAGAGTCATCACGCACCAGGGAACTTTTGCGTAACTTACTCAGCCTGGCTTGTGCTTCATTAGCCATGTTTGCGTTAGCTGATTGACTTTTGGTGGGACTAGATGGTGTGAGCTTACCCAGCCAAATTCATTGCCAACTGCTACACGAACCATGCCGTCATCTGTATTGGTAATGACGGGTTCAGGGATTCTGTGTTCGGCCATACGTTCCATGGTTTTTATACAGCTCGTATAGACCGCAGAAGCGCCCATGAAAGGGGTGTTCCCGCATATATCGCAGGTCTGCTTGGTAAAGACGTTCCAGGTATTCCGTTCTTGCCTGTTGTTCCTTTACGTCTTCTGCTCCGTAGGCCATGCAAATACTCTTTCCCAAATTGATACTAACAAGAAAAAAGCCACCGGCAATGCCACCGATGGCTTAAGCCCCTTCCGTACCAACGCTAGAGGGATTAGCGGGTGTAGCACACACCTCGGTAACAAAGGTTGGCAGTCTTGGCGATGGCGTTTTGAGCAGTTTGAAGTGCTTGCTTCTTTTGCTGCTGCTTTTGAATGAGGCTGAGGACGTTCATGGGTTTGGTAGCAACGGTTACTAATTAACTTAAAAACTTTTAAGTTGTTGTGGTGTTCGTGCCAATACAACAAAACCCCCAGCCGTAGCCAGGGGTTCTGAAGTTTGCCAGGTGCTCTAAACCCGAACAGATGCCACATAGATGACCACCTTTGCGGGCAGTCGTTCCAGCCGGTGATGAAGCGGATGGTATGTGATCATTAGAGGACCTCCAGGTTTCCCCTTTGGTACTGATGGCAATGGCGTCACAAGGGCACGAAGTCCGCCGCAACGAAATTGCTCAAAAATAATAGCACATCAGTCAGCCTTGAATGGGTGGCCGCCAGTGAGAAGGCGGGTGATGTCAAAGCCGTTCTTCACCGCTTCGTCCCAGGCTGCATCGACGGCTCCCTGTGTGTCCTTCTTGCGGGGCACGGGGCGCAGGCCGTACATATCGGGAGAGACGGTGGCGGCTTTCGTCATGATGAAGTCCCACTCGGTCATGTCGCTGTACTCCTCGACTTGTGAAATCTCGTCGAGTTCCTTCTGCAGACCCTTCTGAGTCAGGCTCAGCACCTGCACACGCTTGATGTCGAAGTTGTAAATCGGCATTGCGATGGCAAACTTCTGCGGCTCTTCCGTTCCATCGTCCTTGAGGCGGCGGCGGTAGTTAGCGCCCATTTCCTGCTCGATGTCGTCGGCAGTGGCTTCTTGGGCAAAGCGGAATGGTTTGCCTTTGCCGGTTTCGTCTTCGCCCCAGACCTCGAAGTAGCAGAGGGGTTCGTTCGCCAGAATGGCAAAACGCACTTGGCCGTCAGCTTTGACCTTGCTGGGGCTGAGGTAGTCGTTTCGGCTGCCGCCGCCGCCTTTGAAGGCGTCACTGTGTTCCTTGGGGATGAAGCTCATGATTTAGGTGCTGCGGGCTATGCCCAGTGCAGTGTCCAGTGTAGTAGTTCTGCAGGGTTTGACAACCTTCGTAGAATAAAAAAACCCCCAGCGCCCGTCCCGGCAGCTGGGGATTTGGAAGGTCCCATTTGGGACCCGTTTTGTAGTTCTTTGAGACTGTAACAGATGTCGAAGCTTCCTGCCTTCGTTCGTTCACTTCCTGCTGCCTGGGCTACATGCCCCATCTATGGCAAAGGCGTCAAGCTTCCCTCCGGTAAGGAAGCTTGCGGCAAATCTCCCCTCGGTAAGACGCACCACGAAGATTGGTCGCCTGCTGAGACGGCGCTGCACATTGAGCGTCATCCTGATGAGTTCAAGGCTGTTGGTGTCTTCACCGGACCACGCAGCAATGGCTTGGTCATCCTCGACATTGACGCAAACCTCTATCAGCTCAAAAAGAAGTGGGGCCAAGACCTCAAGGCTGCGCCGGTTGTTAAGTCAGCCAAGAAAAATGCGGCCAAGTACCTCTTTTACGTCCCACGGGAGTATTGGGGTGAGGTTGACGGCTTGAGCCTTAGCGCCAGCAAAGAGGGCTGGGAGGTGCTGTGGGGCCGTCAGGGGCTTGTAGGCGGCGATTACAAGGATCAGGGGGTCTATACGCAGGAAGGTGACTTCGAGGCAATTCCAGAGGCTCCTGAATGGCTTCTGGCATATATGAAGGAGTCTTTTCGTGGCAAGCAGAAGACTGATGAGGGAAAGAAAGACCCTCGTTATGGAATGCGCTCCACCGAGGAGCTTTGCCTGATCGTTAAAAACTGCCTGTCGGTGATTCAGCCGCAGGGACGCGGCAGTGAAGACCAGTGGTGGCGCATTGGCGCAATGATCCACTCTGAGCTGCCTGGCGATGAGGGGCTCGACCTGTGGCGTGAGTGGTCGCAGCGTGATGATGAGTACGCCGATGACTGGGAACAGAACGATCCATGCGCTGATCGTTGGGAGTCGGGGTTTAAGTCAGGCGGTGGGCTTGGTCTTGGCAGCCTTATTCAGTTGGCTGATCACTACGACCCAGACAGAAATCGTTTTGTGCATGATCCTGCTGCCAAGCAGGTGATTGAAGAAATCGGCCAGATGCCTGTTTCCTTCAGGCAAGCGATTCTTCCTTTCCCTGAAGTTATGGAAAGGGCAATGAAATACCTAGAGCTGGATAACCCAGCTGAGATGAACTACAGCCTCAATGCTCTTGCGCTGCAGGCTGGATACCGCGACCAAGCGGCGCTTGAAAAGCTGATTGTTGATCAAATTCAATTCGATGGGGCAACGGGGTTGATGGGGGCGCAGGATCTGATGGACAGCGATCAAGAGCGCAACTACTTGATTCCTGATGTGTTGCCTCACCCCTCTGTGGTGCTGATTTATGGCGCTGGCGGTGACGGCAAATCCATGTCGGCTTGGACGATTGCCAAACACATTGCGACTGGTGCGCCTTTCATCGTTAGGGGTAAGCCCGTTCCAGTTGAAAAGGGTCCGGTGCTGCTGCTGAATGGCGACCAGCCGCTGGTGCAGCTCAAAGAGCAGCTTGAAGAGGTTGACTACCCAGCGGATAGCGAGACGTTCATTCAGACCGACTGGCAGCTTCAGCGGTACGCGCAATTTGTGAAGCTGATGAATGACATCAAACCGAAGCTGGTTGTTATTGACTCGCTAATCGGCTGTAGCGGTGGCCGTGCCTTTGACGAGAACAAGAGCGACTTCGCCACACCGCTGTATTGGCTGACCCGGAACAACGGTGTGCTGTTCCCTGCCACCACGATTCTTGTCGTGCATCACGCCAACAAGCAGGGCGGTTTCAGGGGCACCTCTGCTATCCGTGATGCTGTGGATGAGACCTGGGCGCTTAAGAAGCCCTCTAAGGAGCAGGTGGAGAAGGGCAACGCTCCAATGCACTCTCGGATCATCACCATTGAGAAAAGCCGCTCTGGGCGCTCTGGCACCTCTCTGATGATGCAAATGGAAGCTGACCTCAGTTTCTCCATCAGCGACTTCACCCCGGAAATCGACGCAAGCAACACCGCTCCAAGCGGCATCACTGACCGGGTGCTGCAGCGGTTGCGTGTCATCCACCCTCGAACTGCTACCCGCAGTGACCTCAACGCCGATCCGATTGTTGGCGGCAAGGTGGCGGCCATCCGTAAATCGCTCCACCGCTTGGAAAAGCGGGGGTTGATTGAGGTTGTTGAATCTGTCTCCGATAAATCCGGGGGTAAGCCAACGCACCACTACAAAGCAGTTCTCGCGTGCGGGGCCTTGCGAGAGAGTGTCTCATTGCAGCAAACCCCTTGTGCTGGAACGGATGAGCAATGGGACACCACCAAAGAAAAAACGAAAGTGTCCCATTCAGAAATGGTTGATGGTGGCCTGGCGGACCCCAATGGGACACCTTCTGAAAAAACAGAGGAGTGTCCCATTGCTAAACCCAGTGATACCAACGAGAGTGCCCCAATGGGACGCTCTGGGCAATATCCCCGCGCAAGGGAGGAAGAACGGACCATCGACGAACTGCGGGCCGCTAGGGACCAAGCCTGGGATATGTGGAGCGCCTAGACACACCGTTTGAGGTGTGCTACAAATAAAGGGCGTTGCTTCGCGTCACTTAGCGACCCAATCCCCTACAGATCAACACGTACCCATCGCCCGCTGGAGCGATCAATCCAGCACTCAACCAATCCGTAAAGGAAACTCAATCCAATGGCAATCCGTCGATTCCAAGTCGATCTGACTGGTACGGCAGCTCTACTGCTTTCCAACAACGCCTGCTCCGACCCACTAAGCAAGGCAGCCAAGATCAAAAAGCACTTCACTAGCAAACGCACCAAGGTTGACGCAGATCACCAAAATCTCCGTGTAATTGACTGGGTTTACTCCGGCTACTGGGCCGAACCAGGTGAAGTAATTATTGACGACACTTCGAACTCAGTTTCATTTGATGGGTTTTCAGATTTGTATATCCCGTCTCAAAACTTTGAACGGTGTCTTCGTAACGGTGCCACAGCATTCAAGCTTGGTAAAGAAGTTACAAGGGCACTAATTGTTGAAAATGAAGCTCCGGTTTTATATGACGGACCACGGGCCGCTGTGGACATGTTGCAGCACAGTCGTTTTTGTCTAACAAGTCCCGTCAAACGAGCTAACGCAACTAACTGGGTAACTCGTGTAAGGGTTCCTGATTGGTCATGTCAATTTTGTTTGACTGTTGACGACGACCGCATATCTGTTGACGCGCTTGAGCGAATCGTTAAAGCAGCAGGCCAGTTTGAAGGGATTGGTACATGGCGTCCCAGGTATGGCCGTTTTAGTGGTGTGTTGACTGAGATCGACTGATTTCTAGGCAACGTCAATAAGTCCTAGGTCATCGCAAACCCTTGCCCCGCGCTGCCTTGCTCGGCCTTGCAACGCCAGTCTCTGCAACTCGTAGCCAAACCATCGTCCGCCGGTCACGATTAAACCGGCACCTAATTTTCTTTTGGAGTGAACCTTGGAACAACTTCAACAGTTGCAATCGGTTGGCATTAACGTTCCAGCGATGCAAAAAGGTGCTTACTACAGCGAGCGACAAGTTTTAGATGCCTATGAAAAACTTGAGCCTAGGTTTGCAGAAAAAATGCAGCGTTATCAAAGAGGTGAAATACGCGATCCAACGAGTTATGCGTTTACAAACGTAAAAACAATTATTGAACGTTTGCGTAATGAAATGGGTCTAAACCCTCTTGTTATGCGTATGCACGACGGTGGTTTGAGGGTACTGACTGATGCAGAAGCAGTTACTTATCTAAACAACCAGGCCAATGCTGGCATCAAAAAGCACAAGACAAAGACTGAGCAGCTGTTTACTCACGTTGATGCTGCTCAGTTAGATGAGAAGTCATCGAAGCAGTTGGAAGCGCACCAGCGCAGACATGCTTTTATTGCTGCTTCTGCCCAAGGAGCGCGTACCCAAGCGTTGAAAATGCAGCGCAAAGGCGTACAACTGCCAAAGCCTTGACCATCTAGGCATCGCTTGCGTGTAAGTCCTAGATCAACCCACTGCCCTGCGTGTCACATCATGTCCAGTCAGCGTGGAGCGGAGCCGTGCGTATCTTCTCTAAGCCATCGTCCGCCGGTCACGATTAAACCGGCACCTTATACTTAATCGGACCAGCTTTAGTCCACTACAACAGACCTCAATGGCCTACGACATTACAATCCCCGAACCAGTTCTGAGCGCAGCCAAGCGGCTCACACTTGCAGACTTACTGGACTCACCCGCATTCAATCTTTATCTGGTGAGTGCCATCGGCAACAGCCTTCAGACGTTCCACAAGTTCGTGGAAGTTACCGAAGAGCAAGACGAGTTTTTGATGTTCCGTTTGGATCAGATCCTCAAGAGCATCCCTTACGAAACACGCAGGGCCTGCTTCGATGAGGTGGGACGTTTGTACCGCGAAAAGCGTGAAGAGCGTCAGAATTTCAACCGCTAACGCCCTTCCTGGGCATCACTTGGCAACCAACCTTTCTTCACCATCTGATTGATGGTGTCCTGTTGTTGGAGGTAGAGCTGCATCAGTTTCACTGACATCTGTTGCAGCTCACCTACATCTGTGCAACCTTCAATCTTGTTGCGGAATCGCTGGAGCGCGAAGCTGCGGTGCATCTCCATTGTTCCACCTCAATGACTACTACATTATGACCGGCTTCTCAAATAGTGGGCAGACTGGTAAAAGGCTGAGGCGTTCAATGGAGCTAACGACCCTCACTTACTACCAAGTTTCTGAGGTCGAAGGGTTCCTTGCGGTGGTTCGTTTTACGGCTTACAACCCTGACGGATTACCTGAAGCTATCTGTGAAGACTTCTACGCAGACAATCCAGAGGAGTTTTGCAGGCTTGAGGAAGATGTAGAAAAGGCGCTCAGAGGCGGCATCGATACTTCCATCATGAGTTCTTATGAATCAGACACTTTCCCTGTCATCAACACCTTTCTTACGTTCTGACGTGCTACATTTGATGAGTCCCTGCCAGACTAGGCAATGACCGACACCTTAATTGAGCTTCAAAGCTACGAGCTTGTCGAAGGCCCTTGCGGTTACTTCGCTCGTTTCGTCGCCACTATTGCTGACGTAATCCAAACGTCGCCTGCAACACGCTTCGACCCACCAGAGTTTGGCAGTGCTATCTGCCGTGGCTCGATGCCCATCGGTGACGACGATCCACTCCCTAAAACTGAGCAGCAGTTTGTTGACCTCGCCCAAGAGGTTGATGACTGGCAACCCATTGAAGACACCTACTGATGATCGACAACAGCTACATGGGCCGCAAGAAGCGGTACGACAGCTTCCCTTTCCAGGTGCAGGCGTGGCGTGAAGGCCGCTGGAACGTTGTAAGTAGCCACATGACGGCTGCTACTGCCCAGAAAGGTCTTGCACAAATCCGCAAGTGCCAGCCTGGCTCACCTCACCTCTACCGCCAAGTTCACTGCACAAGCGACGACTACATCTGGGTCGATCCAGTCAACAAAGAAACTCTTAAAGCATCATGATCATTTCCACCTACAAAGACAAGTGCCCCTTCTACGCTCCAACCCGTTGGTCGAAAGAAGTGTCTGGTACGCCTGAGTTCATTCGCACCATCCGCGAGGCTATGGAAGAAAGTGCCGATTATGTCGGTGTCTTTGACGATGCCGGTGTTTGCAAGGGTATTTGGTGTCGTGAAGCTGAAGCTGAGTACGGCGAAGGCGAGTGCTACGACGTGATGTATGTCGTCAATCAGTGCTACGTCCTAGAACGAGACCATAATTTTTCTTTCTTACATGCCCTCAAGCGCCTCACAGACAAGTGACCTAGTCAACTCACCGGCCCACTACACAAAGGGCCGGTTTGAGGCGATTGATGTTATTGAAGATGTCATTCGCCACGCACCAGACCCAGTTAGTGGTATGTTGCTTGGGAACACGCTGAAGTATCTGCTTCGCGTGTGGTTTAAAGCTTGTCCGCACCAGGACGCCTCAAAAGCTCGTTGGTATCTCAACCGCCTGATCCAGCATTTGGAATCAGAGCAAGCGGCTGAGCTGTACAAGCACCTCGAAGACAACCCACCTGCCTTTGATGACCCGCTTCAATGACCACACCCTTTTTCGACAACTCGCTTGAAGATCTCTCTACGGAGAAAAAGATCTTTTTTGCACGTACCAACGCCGATTGGTATCTCGACGATTCCGGCTGGTACGCACCAGATGGGACTCATGAGTCTGACTGGCAAGGCGTATTTCCTGAAGAGCACCTTTTCTAAATGACCTACACAACCTATTTCGGCGTCGAGCATCTCGACAAAGTTTCGTGTGCCACCACGATTGCGTTTGATACGGAAACGCTCCAGTTGCAACCTGAAATCGGCAAGCTTCGGTTGCTTCAGCTTGGTTGCGAGTTGACTAAGTCAATCGTTGTCATCGACATGTTCGATTGCGACGACGAGGCAGACCGCAAACTGAGGAGCTTTTTTGAAAATGCTGATCGCCACTGGATCGCGCACAATGCTGTGTTTGATTTGGCTTGGCTTCAAGAATATAAATTCAAACCCTATGGCCGCGTTTACTGCACCATGCTCGCCAGCAAGCTGCTGAATAATGGCATTCCGAACCTGAAGCACGGCTTAGCCCACTTAGCTAAGCGTTACCTCGAAAAGGACATCTCAAAAGAACAGCAGGTGTCTGATTGGGGCGCACCAGTCCTCAGTCAAGAGCAGCTTGAATACGCTGCTAAAGACGTGGAGGTTTTGCTGGAGCTTGATGCGATTCTTCCTGGAAGGATTGCTGCGGCAGGTTTAGATCCTGCTTACACGCTCGAATGCAAAGCTCTCCCGGCAATGGCGCACATGTGGCGCACTGGGTTGCCGTGGAATCGTTCCAGTCTTGAACAACTTCGTAAG